TCGGTGAGCAAATGGGTGCTTTTCTCGAAAACTTTGCAACCGACTTCGATGACCAATTTGAACAGGTTTTTGAAGGCCTCGGCGATTTCCTTGGAGAATTGTTGGGGCATATTCCCGAATTCATGATTGGCGCGGTCGGAATTCTCGGCGGATTGATTGAAAAGCTCGGGGCCGCCCTGCTTTTTGCATTCCATACCCCGCTTGATTATTTGCAGGCGACGATCCAGACGGCGATTGAGAAGCTCATGGAGGGAGTCGCCAATGTGCCCGGACTCAATAGCCTGACCGGCACCAAGGGATTCAAAGCTTCCAGTTTTGAAGAAAACCTCAAGCAGGTCCAGGCCGAGGGCAATGGGGCAACCCAGCTTGCCCGTGAAGGTTCCAAAGAAGCAAACGAGACCATGGGTGAGGGTGGATCGATGATTTTGGGTTCGATTAAGGAAAGCCTTGGTGCTTTCAAGGGAGCTTTCACCGCGACGGCCAAGAGCGCCGAGGTCCTTGCCGAGGAGCGTGAAAGGAACAAGGAAAAGTACAAAATGAACCTCGGCAACGGGGACGACGTCGAGGGAATAGGAAAAGGCCAGAATGCCTTTGCGGACAGCCTTCGCAAAATTGGCGGAGGAGGATTTGCCGGAGGTCAGGGCGACCCGGTGCTTGACGAAAACAAGCGCCAAACGGCCCTTCAGCAAAAAATGGTGGATCTTCTTTCCAAGAAAACCGCGGACACCGGCCAAGGCATGGTCGGAGCCCGATACGCCTGATGATCCATGCTTAGTGACGGATCATTTTTGCTCGGGGAAAAGCGCTCCATCGACAAGACCGGTCTTTACAAGATCGGCCGGAAGGTATTTTTCAACTCGAGGTCGGCTGCGGTGACGGGCACCTATCGTGAAGTCGGGAACGAATATGACGGAGCCTTGTTTGTGGGAGGGGAGGGACAGGGCGATGAAGCGGGAAACTGGATTTGTTTTTGGAATTACGAAAAGGTGGCCGGTCAGGGGGATGAGAACCCCACCTCGGACATCGGGTTGGTTGAAGAACTCGATTTCAGTTCCATCCAAAGCCCGATCCAGACAAGCCCCAATTTTCCGGATCTGGTCTTGGCTTACGGATGGGATGATGGCGTGGAAGCCTTCCCCAAATCGCTTCAGAACGGCGATAGCAGCCCGGTATTCGGCACGACCGATTTTCTTTCCTATTCATGCGTCTACCGTCAGATCCAGACCTTGGATTCAATACCCTCGGGAATTTTCGACAATATCGGCACCATTGATGACAACGTGCCTTTTCACAAATTGACGGATCCGGCCGACGCGGATGAACGCACCTGGTTGTATCTGGCACCCAAAATCTCCTCACGGGGAAATGCGTTTCAAATCACCCAGGAATGGATGCTCTCCGGTTTCGGAACGGGTTGGATCTCTGAAATCTATAGCTCCGAATCGCTCAGCGTCCTGACGACGGCCAACAACTAACCCCGCACCCCCTCACGTCCTATGTCCTTTGAATTGGTTGGTGGGAACTTCACGCTGGATAGGACGGGATTGTTCACCCAGGTGGACAGATATGCCTTTCCGACCGAGGACGGGTCCTTTCCGACCCAAGCTGAAACCTTCGGGCAGACTTATGAGGAATCCAGTTTTTCCGTGGATGAAAGCGGAAAATTCTGGGTGGGTGAATACCGGGCCACTGATGCCAAGGGATTGATCACCGAGGAACTTGATTTTTCCATGCACGAGGAACCGATCCAGAGTCACCCCAACTTTTTTACCCCGTCGACCGGCATCGCCGTGGTTTTCAATTACGATCAGACCCAGAAAGCATTTTTGAAGAAAAAGGCGGACGGGTCGCCCAATCCTCTGTACGGCTGCACGAGCTATCTTGCGATGACGGCGACGTTTCGCAAAAACCAAACCGTGGCGAATCTGGACGAGGTGCAGGATCTTTTCACTTCGATCGGAAAAATCTCGGGACCCACTTACGAATTGATCACGATCCCGGTGATTCTTTGGAGGAATTGGCTGAAACTCACCCCCAAGATCGTCAGCCGCGCGGGCGTCTTCGAGGTGTCCGAATCATGGATGCTCAGTGGGGCTGGGGGATGGAATTCCAAGATTTATTCCTGAAATTGACATGATTCCAAAGGCATGAGCGAACCCATCACCATTCCGGCCCCTTCAAAGCGGTTCCAGACTTCCCTGACGATCACCGCGGAACAGGTCAACAGCCTTACGGCACTACTTGGATCAGGTGTCCCGCCGGTCATTGTATTTCCAGAGGGCAAAACGGGTTCCGATTTGGTCTTGTTTTCTCTTTCGGTCTCGCCGACGGGAACCGGCCGGATCGTCATTTCGATGAAATAACCCTCGAATCAATTCGGGGACCTTTTGAATGATTCAACTTCCTCCCAAAGTATCTCGGGGTGATCAGATCACGGCATCCTGGGCAAATAAAGTAATTGAGGCGATAGCGGCTTTGCGACCGATGGCCGGTGCAGGCACCCGCATTTCCCAAAACCCCGGGGGCTTCATCATTTCGGCAAGCCAGGCAGCTCCAGTTTCCAACTTCCCGTTCCAATGCACTCTTGTTAATTCGGCAGGAACCGACGGTAGCCCCGCGACGACCAAAGTGCGCGTCGAGCTGAACAGCCACGTTTGGAACTACACTCCTTGGCAGGATATCACCATCACGGGTCTTTTTAATCCAGACGCCACATCTACCGGCTACCCTGTGGAGCATTTGCTCAATAACAACGATTACGTCATGCTGGATATGGCTTTTGATACGTCTGGAGGCGTCACCTCGGCGGCCATCACGACTCAGGGAGCCGGTTCGACGGTGAACCCGACTCTTGCGGCATGGGATTCCTCGGGCAATGCGCTCTTTGCAGCCGACTCATCCACGCCACCCCTTCAGACTGCTGGGAGGCTTGTCATCGCGGAATATGCCTCTGGTACGCTGACTCAGGTGGTAAATCAAAATCTTTATCTCTACGACATGGTGGTGGATGGGCAACTCGCCCGATACCCAAGGCCTCCCTATTGAGATGGCCAAAGTATTTTCCATTACACCGTTTAATTTCCCATGTTCGCTACTGCCATCTGATGGTAGCGTGGATACAAGCTATTTTATTCAACTCAGCAAAGAAGAGCTGATTTGGGTGATGTGGAAGGTAAAAGACTTTTCCATCACTTCCGCTACATTTTCCGGATGGCCATCGGATGCCTATATCACTTCAGGATCACTTGATGCGTTTTCTGTTCCCAGGATTGGTTATCCTTATCCGCTTGATGGGGTGAGCAGTGATTTTATTTCAGAGAGATATATTCAATTTGCTGCGACCTTTTTTGAGGCGGAATCATCGGTTACACCTGATCCATTGCCAAATCCCTATGGATTTCCAAATTTTTACTTTTGCCACGTTAAATTTGCACCAGATTCACGCCACGAACCGATTTTTTCAATAAACATATATCGGGATTTGGTAAACGATTGTTATTGGATGAGGCCCCCTTCTTTGGAATTGGGTGCGTATGTTCAGTTTGGAGGAAATCCTGTTGTTGTTCATGCTTCCTCCAGTCCTTCTGAAACGGCATCACGAACTCATGTTGGCAATCTTGATATTGTTTTATTTGGAAGAACCACAACTGTTCCATTGATTTCTACTCCAGCGGATCCTGGTTCATTTGAAATTACATGGCCGTCGGGAGCTACGGCATCGGTCTCAATGGAAGTTGGGACTCTGTATCCGTACTCTACCGACATGAACGATTTTTGATTTTTTGACATAGCTCGGGTGGTATGGCTGACCCATTTTTCCACCCAAGCTACCGCGAAATCGCAAACCCCTTTGAGTTTCCCGCCTACGACACGCTAATCGAGTCATCGCTGACCGTCATGAGCCAAGGCGGCACGCTGAGCTTTTTCCAAGGGGGACCGGAAGGAGAGCAAGTGGCCCAACTGACCATTACGATCACGGGCGAGGGTCAGCGGATCATTCAGCGCACCAACTGACATGCCTTTTTCCCTTAACCTCGGAGGCTTTTCTCTCCCGCTGGAGGATTCCGCTGGCGGCACTTCTTCGGGTGCTTGGAATTACCAGGGGAATTACGACAATGGCATTAGTTACAATACTGATGATGTTGTTTTCTACAATGGAGGTCTTTGGTATTGCTACACTTCTGCCAATCTTTCGGCAGGATACCCGCCCGATAGTCGCCCTGAATGCTGGGTTCAGGTTTCAGTTGTCCCTTTCGGGTCAGGTTTGTGGGGTCAGGGTAATTATTTGGGAAACAACTTAGCAGTCACTTATGCTGATCTCGCTATCGATCTGAATGGGGGATTAGACTACCGAATTAGCGCTCTAGGTTATATAAAAGAAAACCCATTTAATCAGTCGCTCAATACCAATGATTCTCCTTCGTTTGAAGATGTTCACCTCGATGGAACTTTATTTCTTCCGTATGGAAACGTAAATTTTGGAAACTATCGCGGCGCACAGTTTGGTGATACGGGATGTTATATAACATCGTATGAAGGCCCATTTATTGATTTTCATTTAGAAGTTCCTCTTGGATTGGGTTCAAATTTCCAAACATGGATTTACCCGGACGGCTCCGCATCCTTTGCCAACGGTGCAGCGACGATTGACGGCAATGGTGCTATTTGGTCCGCCAATAATATTTGGGGGCTTAACTTACTTTCAAACGGAGGTTTGAGCGTCCAGTATGACGCTAATTTTGCCAACGGAACCGCTGGGATCGATGGATACGGGCAAATCTACTGCTCCAACCCCGTCTCCAGTTCCACCGATTCGACCGTCGATTCCAAGGTCGAAATCATGATCAACGGCACGGCCTACTATCTGCTCGCCAGCACCTCGGCCTCTTAAACGATTTTTCTCATGCACGGACAACCAATGCCACCCTCTAGCACCGGTTATTTGGGCGCAACGGCTCCGCGCCTGAGTGAGCAGGAAGGCTAACCTGAAAATGCCAAACCCAACCATGTCATCCCTGACACCTACCCCCGCTACCCGCGCCGCCCTGGTTGCCAACCAGATCCTCACGGGCCTCACCAACGTCGCAACCCAGGCCAAGAAGGCGATCAACGAGGGCATCCCCGCCCAGGGCAATTTGCCCGCCGTTGCCGCTGCCGATGTCGTCTCGGCGCTTGGTTCCGCCAACGTCTCCGCGATCCAGGCGATCGTCACCGCAGCCGGAGTCTAATTCATGACGGAGCAGCAGAAGAACATCTTTGATTCCATTTCCAAATGGGGGGCTTTTGTGACCCCGTTCGGGATTGTTCTTCTGCTGATCCTTCAGGCTCAGTTTGTCAGCAGAAAGGAATTTTCGGAAACCACCGAAAAAATGGGCATCCGTGTCGAGGCCATTGAAAAAATCCTCGTGCAAATGGCGGAGGCCAACAAAGTCAACGACCGTCAGGACGTCCAGCTCTCGGATCACGAGCGTCGGATCAGGGATCTCGAGCATTCCCATCAATGAGTCCTTCGTTCAAAGAAAACGTGACAACCGTTTTGTTTTTGGTCCTTGGGTTTTTGCTTGCGGCGACCATTATCCTTTTCGGCACCGGCTGCGCCCATCAACGGCCACCTTCCACTGATTCTTACGTTGAGCGTGCTTCGGTGATTTCCGACCGGATTGAGGACAAGGCCGTGATTGTCCAAGAATGGCTGAAAAGCCACTGATGCCATGAAAAGCCAATTCCTTAGACACGTTCTGCCGCTCATGTTCATTTTTTGCGGTTTTATAGACATATCCGCCGCCGATCTTTCTAACGTCAGCAAAGCCGACATTTTGGCCACTGTCCGCCACATGCAGGCCCTAGCCGCCGAGCAAAAGGTAGCCTTGGCCAAGGCGGACGCTGATTTCCAGAAACAGGCCTCCGACCTTTCCAAAGCAGAGTCCGAGGCCAAGCTCATGGCCGCGGCCGCACATGCAAATGCCAAGGAACGTGACGTGGTCATTCTGGTCGCTTCAATTCTGAGCGCTCTTTATTTTGGTTCGATGGTGGCCGGCGTCCCGATGAGGGAATTCCCGACGCCTTGGAATCTTGTCGCAGCCGGGGCTTTTTATGTCCTGATTTTTTCTTTTTCTTATGCAGCCGGCAGGCTTTTCCTCCACGCGGTTGCCAGTTTGGTTCCATGAAATTCATTCAATGGTGCAAGGAATTGTTGGCTGAGGACAATGGCTGCGCCTCGGCCATGAGGGCCTGTTTCGTGCTGGCGATCGTGGTTTCCCTTGGAATTTGCATCGCCGTCGTGATTAAGACCTGGGACACGAATCACGATATCCCCGGAAATGTGAAGGAATTCCTGATCTGGCTATGCACCGCACTCGGCATAGGCAAAGTCGGGCAAAAACTTGTTGAGAATAACGAATTGCCCCCCAAATGACCAAAAGCGACATCACGCTTGCCGCGCTGACCGGCGGCTATCCCGCGGGCTTCAGGATAGCCCTGAAACTGGTTTTGGATTGGGAATGTGAACTCAACCATGTCACCGGCGAAATTGAATGGGAGAACGTCCCTGACGATTCCGGGGGTCCGACTTTTGCCGGTCTTTTGCTCAAGGATGGAGAGGTAAGCCAGAACCCCGATCCGCATCAGATCGTGAAAGTCTATTTTGAGACATACTGGCAGAAGCTCGCGGGCCTTCCGGTGCTCGTGCAAGAGGTCGTGTTCTTCGAGGCGGTGAATGTGGGCATCGAAACGGCAGTGAAGTATTTGCAATTCGCCTGTAATGATTACGGTGCCCGTATCACGGTCGATGGGGATTTTGGTGATAAAACCCGCCAAGCCGCATTTGCCGTGCCTGATCCAGATGGTCTCTGCATGGCCTTTTTGGGCAAGATCCGCCGACATTATGAGGAAATCGTGGCGAGTCGTCCTTCTCAGGCCAAATTCATGGCCGGATGGCAGCACCGCCTGGATGCGGCCAAAAGCTTGCTTGCTTGACACGGCATCAAAAGGGAATGCCCTCGCGGATCGCCCTCTGTGGACTCGCTGGCAGCGGAAAAAGCACCGCTGCAAAATTTTTCGTCGATCAGCACGGTTTCAAGCGTCTTTCCTATGCGAGTCCGATCAAGCGGATGATGCGTGGGCTGCTGATTGAGGCCGGAGCCGGTTTTTATGAAGCGGTCCAGATGGTGGATGGCGATTTGAAAGAAACCCCGACCCATTTTCTTGCCAATCACTCGGTGCGATACGGTCTTCAAACTTTGGGAACGGAGTGGGGGAGGCAACTTATTTGCCCGGATATATGGAGGAAAATCCTTTTGAACAAGGTTCAGAAATTTTCATCCGTTTCGATTTGTGTTGATGATCTTCGGTTTGCAAATGAGGCGGAGGCCTTGATGGAGCAAGGGTTCAAGATTGTGCGAATTATTCGGGCAAATTCCGGTATCAATTCGGTTCATTCATCGGAATCGCAACAATTCCCCGTGGATATGACGATCCAGAACGACGGCCTCGTCTCGGATCTGCACGCCCAACTTGAGGGACTTTTATGAAAAAGCAGTCCGTAAAATCCTCATCGTTGGTTTTGAAGGTTAAAAACCTTCAGGAACAACTTCGTGCCAGTGAAGCGTCCAATGCAAAACTTGCGGCAGCCTTGGATCGCGCCCGTGGCACCCCCAAAGCTCGGCCTCCCGTTCCAGCCAAGGCTTCACGAGGAGGTCCCGATGACCTCGTTCGGGTCATTATTCCGGACACTCACGGGTGCAAGGCCGACAAAGCTGCCCTTGCAGCGTGCCTGGGAGACATAAAAGCCCTTTCCCCGTCGGAAATCGTGCTCTTAGGGGATCATGTGGATTGCGGGGGCTTGCTGGCCCAGCACCATGTTCTCGGATATGTGGCCGAGACTTCTTACACTTATGAACAAGACATCGCGGCCACGAGGGCTTTCCTCGATGCGTTGCAGGATGCGGCACCCCGCGCCCGCATTCACTACATAGAAGGAAATCATGAGCGCCGAGCCGAAACGCTCTGCGTCACCATGGCGCTCAGGAATTCCAAGGATGCCGAATTCCTTCGCAAGGCCATCGCTCCGGAATTTCTGCTCGATCTCAAAGGCCGTGGAATTCCCTATTACAGGCAGGGGGAATTTTACGGAGGGGTGAAATTGCCCGGCACGATTCGCCTCGGGAAATGCTATTTCACGCACGGATCCAAGACATCCCAGCAAGCTACCACGGCCATGCTTGCGGCGTTCGGTGCTCCGCTGGTCTTTGGCCATACACACCGAGCACAG